TTCTTCACCCCAAAGAATGCCGCCGTCAGCGGGTCGATCTTGATTGTTCGGCTTCTCTGACGGCGGCGTGCCTTCAGGAAGTCCCTGTCATCGGCGCTCATGCGCTTGCGGTAGTCCCGCTGGCGCTCGGCGTTCGTCCTGAATGTCGGGTACTCGGCATCAACCCCGTCACCCAAAGCCCAAACCGCCACTGGCCGCACATTCGGCCTTTGCCGGTACTCAAAGACATGCACCAGTCGCTGGGTGTGCATTTGCTCAATGAGCATGTACGCGGTTCTCTGTGCGCAGAAAACCTGCGCATGAATTTGTGCAACCGTCAGCGGGCCAAGCGCCAAGAGATTGACGATGGCCGGCTGGCAGCGTGGCTTCAATCCTCGTTTTGCCACGGGGTCGGCCTGCCGGTCAATGCCACCAGTTCGCGGCGCAGAATCTCACGCACCACAAACACCCTTGTCCGAGCGTCAGACGGCACGGCATGGCCGTACACCTCGGGGCTCAGCAGGTCATCCAGCAGCTCCAAGGTCGCCACGATTCCGGTCTCCATACTCATTTGATCTCTCCTGCGTCCTTGCGGTACAGCCGCTGGCTGCCAATCAATGACGGCAGTTTGAAGGCGTCCATCGCCCCAGCACGCCCCTCAAAGGGCCGCAATTCAATCGGGTTGTACAGACCCACCATCTTGTTGAGCGTGGTGCTTGGCGTGGCTGCCTTGCCGCGCTTGCCGCCGACCACGGTGCTCATGCCGACCACCATGCGACCAGTGCGGCAGCGATGCCGACACCAATGCACAGGGCCAGGATGAAGTCCAGTGCCGACTCGGCACGCTGTGTCAATTTTTCGTTCATTTCGTTCTTTCGGTTGTTGCGTTATTCCCAGCGACTTGCTGGTGTTACGGATTATGCACTAATTATTGATTCGTGCAAACAAGTCAATTTACTGTTGTGCCGCCGCTAAAATTAAGTCATGGAATCAGTCAAAGACATCAGGGACAGGGCCAAGGCCAACGGCATCAGAATGAATGCCGTATGCCGTGAGGCTGGCATCCAGCCCCCGCAGGTTAGCCGGTGGTTGTCCGGTGCCGTCAGTCCGCTATGGTCATCCGTAAACTCACTGGCTGCCGCACTTGATCGGCTTGCATCAGCCAGTGCGGATTCTGCAAGTAAGACTCAAGCGCCAGCCGAACCAAGGCAGACCGAGACATCTTGAGGCCGCTGGCCACTGAGGCCAGCTTCTCCAGCATCTCGTCAGGTATGTGGGCTGCAATGTATTTCATGGGTTCTCCAAGGTGGGGCTTACTCGCTGCACGGGTCGATCCTTTCGTGGATTAAGAAACCCGCATCCGCTTTCAGCCCCGATTCTTAATTGCGGGTCATCCACTCCGGAAAGGGTACGACAAACCCCGCATTGGGCACGCTCTGCCGAGGCTCATGGTGAAACCTGCGGCCTGATACCGTATGCTCATTGTGGAAGCGCTCAGGGTGCTTCTTTTGCAATTCGCTGACAGTAGCGTCAACCACTTCAATGCGGCCAGTGGCAGCAGCAGCCATCAGTGCGTCCTGCATCTGAACGGGGAGGATGTTGTTGTATGCGTGCATCATCTACTCCTTACCAGTTGTCGTCCGACTCAGCGGCCATCGCTGGCGCAGCCTTTGAGGCGCTGAGACCAAAGTCAGACGCGGCGCTTGGCTTGGCACCACCCAGCGACTCACCCTTGGCCACCAGCATCACATTGTTCAGACCAAACGAGACGCCATTGTTGCCGGCTTGGCTGTAGGCGTAGGCGTTCAGCGACACGCGGCCATAGTCGCCGGACGCAATGTCATTACTGCCCAGCAGGTCGGCACCATTGGCGTCCACGGCACCAGGCTTATTCGTGCTCTTGGTGTTGAAGAAGTAGCATCCAGCGTATTCCTTGCCCAACGGCGAGCCATCGCTCTTGGTCTCGGTGTCGCCATCGCGCATAGGGTTGCGCACATTCTTCGGAATCTTGTCGCCGAACTTGGCGGTCAGAGCCTCCTTGGCGGCAGCCTTCAGCGCTGCTACCGTCTCGGTATCAGTCTTGGGCACCAGTACCTGCGTGCTGAACTCGTCCTTGCCGTTCATCTCATTCTTGCGGGCGCTCATCACTGAGCAATAAACAAACCGGACCTTGCCGGTAACAACTCGTGTAGTCATGCGTTTCTTTCGTTTTTACGGTAAAGCTGCGGATTGCAGCGATTGCATTGTAAGTCAAGTTTTTATTGTCTTGCAAGTTTTTTTATGAGAGACTTGCCGGCATGACCATCACACTCTACCCCCACCAAGAAGAAGCCAAGCAGTTCCTGCTGGCCCACAGGCGCTGCATCCTGGCTGACCAGCCAAGGGTTGGCAAGACCCTGCCAACGGCTGCCGCTGCTCTCCAGCACTTGCCGGCCATCATCGTGTGCCCAGCGATTGCCAAGAGCGTCTGGGAGGCCGCCATCAACAAGCTGGACCCGTCCGTCAAGGTCAGGGTCATCAATGGGAAGAAGCAGGCTGGCGAGCTTATCGCCTCTGGTGTGACCATCATCAACTACGACATCTTGTCAAGCGTTACGGCTCATGCAGGAATACAAACTGTCGTATTTGATGAGTGTCACCGTCTGGCCAACCCGAAGGCCATCAGGACAAAAGCAGCGATGCTGATGATGAAAAAGATTGATCGGGTGTACGCGCTCAGTGGCACGATCGTGCCAAATCGCCCAGCAGAATTGTGGCCTATACTTCATGGACTAGGGATTTACAAGGGGGGTTGGTTTGACTTTGTTTATCGGTACGCAAAAGCATGGAATCCACCGTGGGGTGGACTGGATGTATCTGGAGCCAGCAACATCCCAGAACTCAAGGCGCTGGTCAGGCCGCACTTGTTGCGGCGCAAGAAAGAAGACATCTTCATGGACTACAAAGACCCGCAGGTCAGCCTCATTACCTTTGACTTGCCCATTGATAAGCGTGAGCAGAAGTTTGATGCCGATGCATTGGTGGCCAACCCCAACGCGATTCTTGCGTTTGAGGGTCTGTCCGAAATCATGCGTGAGGCCGGCATTCGCAAGGCTCCACTGGCCATTGAGTTCATCGCAAATCTGTTGAAGTCTGATGAGCCTGTCGTGGTATTTGCGCACCATAAGGAGGTGGTCTCAATGCTCTTTGAGGGGTTGAAAGAATTTAAGCCTGTGATGGTTGTGGGCGATACGCCAAAGGACAAGAGGATCAAGAACATTGATGACTTTCAATCTGGAAAGACAAAGTGCTTTATCGGGAACATCAGTTCATGCGGTGAGGGCATTGACCTGTCGGCTGCAGACACGATTGTTTTTGTCGAGCCAACATGGCAGACCAGCGCACTGGAGCAGGCATCAAGCAGGGTTGAGAACATCAACAAAAACGGATCAAAGCCGGTGATTTATCTCCTGACTGTTCGCGCATCACTGGATCACACCGTCTTAGACCGTACTCTTAAAAAGCAAAAAATCATTTCACAAATTATTTGAGGTCATCATGGAAATATGGAAAGAAATCCCAGCCCACGAGGGTTACGAGGTCAGCAACTTGGGCCAGGTTCGGAGCGTGAACAGGACTGTCATCAAGAAAAACAAGTGGGGCAGTGTTGGCCCAGTTTTGTACAAGAGCAGGCTTTTAAAGCCTTGGATCACAAAGGATGGATACCAGCAAGTCGAATTGAGTTTCGGCAAGAAAATGGTTGTGCATCGGCTTGTTGCAATGGCGTTTGTTGATGGTGATTTTTCACTGACAGTCAACCACAAGAACAATAAAAAGACAGACAACACCCCAGAAAATTTAGAGTGGATATCAGCCTTGGCAAACACGCATCACGCACTGTATGAGGTCAAGTGCTCAAGCATTCCACCTGCTGCCGTCTTCCTAAAGAACAAAAAGAATGAAACAGTTGGCTGGTTCAGGTCAATGGCTGATGCAGCACGCCATCTTGGGGTCACCAACAATGCTGTCTCAAGCGCTTGCATTCGGGGCGGGACATGCCGAGGCTTTTCAATTGAGAGACAGATCATCTAAGGGTTTGTCCTTATAAAATAGTTCTTGCAGTTACCGGAAACGCTGTTATAGTAGAGGCTCATAAACACAACGGAGCAAACGAAATGACAGCTTTACCCTCTTACTTTCTTTCATATGCCTGCACTGAGACCCTTGAAGTCGGCATCATTGAATTTGATACTTACGATGAAGCGTTCACCGCCTACGGTTGTCATGAAATCTCAGGTTACTCAGTTGTGATCCGCGACATCAATAGGTTTGGCGCATGGGCCGCTGAAATCCGCAAATCCGCTGGTTACGCTGACCGCCGCACCGCTGCTTAAAACCAAACGGGGCTTCGGCCCCTACAACCATGACCCCACCATCCACCACCCGCGTCCAGCGGCTGCGCGACAGGCGCAAGAAGCTCGGGCTGGTTCGGGTTGAGTTCTACCTCACCCCCGACCAAGCCACCAAGGCCAAAGCACTCATCAAGAAACTCACCAAGGAAACGACATGACCGAACACACCATCCGTAAACACGCCCGCCTGTCAGCATCTCGCGCTGACCGCTTCATGACCTGCCCAGGTAGCTACCGCTTGGAAGAACTCATGCCCTATGAGCCATCAAGTGAGGCCGCTGCTCTTGGCACCAAGCTGCATGAATTGTCAGAAAAGATTCTGATGGGCCAAGAGATTGACGATCCAGACCTTGACCCAGAGCACCTTCAGCTTGCGCAAAGTTATGCCAACTATGTCAACGGCATCTCAGAAAACCCCCGAAAGCGCATGATTGAGGTCAATGTAGACGCTGGCCTCAAGTCGCTGCATTACGCGCTCGGCGGGACCGCTGACGCTGTTATCGTTGAAGGCGACCACCTTCATGTCATCGATGCAAAATTCGGCCGAGTGCTGGTCGAGGCCGAGGACAACAAGCAACTGCTGACCTATGCGCTGGGCGTCATGCGGCAACTCAACGCCCCCGAGTCCATCACCTGCACCATGCACATCTACCAGCCCCGTGCTGGCCACAGCAAGTGGACCGTCTCCGGCGCCACCTTGGTCCAGCACGGCCAAGACCTGCTGGCCGCAGCCAACTTGGCCCTGACATTTGACGCGCCCACCAACCCAAGCACATCGGCCTGCAAGTACTGCAAGGCAAAGCCCATCTGCCCGTCCATGCGGCAGAAGGTGCAGGACAACGCACGCAAGGAATTCGCAGACCTTGTGAAAAAGGCCGACAAGGATGACACCATTGCAGTGCCTCATGTCACCAGCGAGGAGATCGAACTGGCTCAGCTTGCAGCCATGTGGTCTGAGGCAGTGCTGGAGTCAGCAAAGCGTCAGATCACCCGCGGGTGGCACATCCAAGGCTGGACACTACGACCAGGGCGCAAGACCAAGTTTTGGAAGTCTGACGCCTTGGCCTACGAGGCATTGAAGTCATTCCCGCAGGCGTTCGATCTCAAGTCCCCGTCAGCCATCGCCAAGCTGGACATTGCCATCAGCGATGACCTGATCGGTGAGAAGCACGCGGCATCAAGTCTGGTCAAGGAGAAGCAGGCATGAGGTTCGGCTCAGTCTGTTCCGGCATTGAGGCAGCATCTGTCGCTTGGCATCCACTGGGCTGGAAGGCCGCATGGCTGTCAGAGATTGAGGCGTTCCCGTCTGCCGTGCTCAATCACCACTACCCTGATGTCCCCAACCTTGGCGACATGACCACGCTGCCAGATCGCATCCTGTCTGGCGAGGTTGAAGCCCCTGATGTTTTCTGTGGCGGCACACCGTGCCAAGCCTTCTCTGTTGCCGGTCTGCGCAAGTCACTTGATGACGCCCGTGGAAATCTTTCACTCACATTCGTAGGTATCGCCAATGCAATTGACCATGTTCGATCTGTTCGATCAGATTCTCCAGCAATCGTCTTCTGGGAAAATGTGCCAGGAGTCCTCAACACCAAGGACAACGCCTTCGGCTGCTTTCTTGCAGCACTTGCCGGCGAAGATGACGCACTCGTCCCACCAGGGCAGAGATGGACAAACGCAGGTTGTGTGTTTGGTCCCCAAAGAGCAGTCGCGTGGCGAGTCCTTGACGCCCAATACTTTGGAGTGGCCCAACGCCGCCGCCGTGTGTTCGTTGTCGCAAGTGCTAGAGCAGACTTCGATCCCACAAAGGTTCTTTTTGAGTTCCAAGGCGTGCGTAGGGATACTGCGCCGAGCAGAGAAAAGGGGCAAAGAATTGCCCCAACAGTTACAAACGGCCCTCCTTTCAGTCGCACAGGCAACGACAGAGTAGAGACTGATGCCGTCATCACAATGGCCCACGGCCAAGGAGGAGCTGAGATCGCCACTGACCGTAGCCCGACACTGACATGTAATCATGAAGCTCCGATTGCGGCGTATTCATTGCCCATCACTTTCAGCGGCCAGATGTCAAATCCACACACTGATGTGGACATCATGCAGACACTGCAAGCCAAGAATCCGATGGCGGTGGCAACAGCCATGCAAGTGCGCCGCCTCACCCCAGTTGAGTGTGAGCGCTTGCAAGGATTTCCCGACAACTACACCGACATCAGGCTCAAGGGAAAGCCAACCCCAGACGGGCCACGGTACAAAGCCTTGGGCAATTCATGGGCTGTGCCGGTGGTCGCCTGGATCGGCAGCCGCATCGCCCAAGAAGTCCAAAGACTAGAATCCACATCTCCAAAAGAAAACCCCTGACAGCGTGAACCGTCAGGGGTCAACTGGCAACAACCAGAAGGAGAGAACAAATGCAAGTCAACCGCGAGATTAACATGAGTATTTTACCAAAGGCTGAGTCAACTTTCACGGCCTCAAAGCAGATCGCCTTGAAGCTCATTGAGCAGCACCCACAGGCCACCTTCTGCACCTTTGCCACCACCACCGATGGCAAGAAGATTCCCTATAAGAAGTCTGGCCAAGGTGTGGCACGCGACACACCCAACGACCAACTCTACAGCGCCATCGAGGTGCAGGCGATGGACTCCGCACCCTTCGGCGGCTATCTTGGCATAGTAATGCAGAGCCCAGCCGTCTCCAACGATGGCTACTTGGTCTGCCTCGATGTGGACATGAAGCACTCCACATCCCCCACCAACATCGCCATCAAGCGCATGGCCGAGTGGGTCAAGCAGCACGACCAACTCACCGAGGTCAGCGTCTCCGGACGAGGCCGGCACATCTTCCTGTTCGTGGAGAACGAGAACATCGACCAGATCAAGCCCAAGTACAAGCTCGGCGGCGGGCAAGAGATTGAGGTTTTCGGTCTGCCCACCTCCGCAGGCAAGTCAGTTCTCTTATCCGGCCAGAAACTCACAGGCAGCCTCAACGCCGACATGCAGGACAATTTGCTGGCGCTCTTGACCATGTGGGGCATCATTGAGCAGGACAGCGCCAACCAGCCACCGGAGGCACCGCGGTTGCCCAAGCCCGAGTACCAGCCAATCCTGTCGTCTTCAACGGATGACTACTCCAAGGCCGCAGAGGCGCTGTCCTACATCAGCCCAGACTGCGACTACACGACATGGATCGAACTCGGCCAAGCGCTGCACACGGCCTTCGGTGCCCAAGGCCACGGGCTCTGGTCCAACTGGAGCAGCCAAGGCAGCAAGTACAAGTCCGAAGCCGACATCGATACCCACTGGAAAAGTTTCCACCAGGGTAAGGGTGTATCAATCGGCACGCTGTTCCATCACGCCAAGGACGCCGGCTACAGCCCGCCATCCAAGGCCGCTGATCGCAAATCCGCTATAGATGATTTCGCCACCTTCATCCAAGTTGCGCAGGCCCAAGTCGCCAAACAGTCACCAGCCCCTGATGAACAGTCACCAGTCGAGCCCGAACAGTCACCAGCCCCAAAGTACTGGAAAGAGTTAAGTCTTGACTTAACAAAGCTCCACCCGATTGAGTATCTGGTCGATGGCTTCATTGCTCATTCTTTCTCGGTCATCGCAGGGCAGCCTGGGGTCGGTAAGACCACGGCCATGCTGTCGGTCTGTCTCATCATCGCCGGCTTCCGTCTGTCCGATTCCCCACTGAAGACAGAATCCCGCCGAAAGATTCTCTATGTTACCGAGGACGCCAATCAAATTCGCCAGTCGCTCTACGCATACATCAAGTATTGGAATCTAAACGCACAAGAAGTGTCCGATTGGTTTATCGTCATTGAATCTAAACGCTCCAAAGTCCCAGAGATACTCTTATTGGCCGAGAATGTAATTAATCACACAATAAACTCTGAGCGCCCATTATTAGTTATTGATACATCAAACTCCACACTTGAAATAGAAAACGAGAATGACAACAGCGAAGTAGGCAGCTTCATGGCTGCAATCAAGCAGACGATCTTCACCCAACTCAACACCTCAGTGGCCATCATCGCCCACACGGCCAAGACGGCCACCACCAACGATGACAGCGCCCTGGCCCGTGGAGCCAGCGCCTTCACCGGCGATGCAACCCTGACCGCCATCCTGTTCATGGACGAGGACAAGAACAGGTTCATGCGGCTCGTCAAGACCCGCTACGAGCCCATAACCCGAGAGATCAGCCTCCAGACCCACATCCACAACGAGGTGGTCACCACACGCCACGGCAACCCTCAAGACATCCAGTGCATCACGGTTATCCCGTACCCAACATCAGAATCATCCCGCAAGCAAGAAGCCGCGGCCAGAATCGAGGACAACAAGTCCCTCAGACTGATGGACAAGTGCGACACGGCAGCAGCTTTCGTCCAGTCCATCATCAATGAGCACCCAGAAGGGGTTGTAATTCGCAAGGGCTCCAACGCGCCGAAGGACTGCAAATTACATCCAGATGCCTACAAGCTGGAGTGGGCTGACATCTATGCAGCGGTGCCTGGGAGCTCCAAGGGGGACATTAAGCGCATGGTTGGTGAGTCAGTGCTCAAGAGATTCGCCCCAAATGCGGCCAACAATTCGTGGAACATTTTGGGTCAAAGGGGTGACCATGAGGCTTAAAACCAATGTTTTGGATAGGTCGGAGAGTCGGCGGGACCTCGGAGGGACCTCGGAGGGACCGTCCCGCCGACAAAGATGGAGCTGTTGGATAACCCTGTGGAGTTATCCACAGGTTATCCACAGCCTAATCACCGATTTTTGAGGGGCTTGACAAGTCGGAGATACCTTCGTTTTTTCCTTTGGGAGGTATCTTCGACTTGGTCCCTCCGACTCATGGGCTTGACAGTGAAAAGTTATCCACAGGCAGAGGTGTTACAGATGGAGCAGAGAAAACTGTGCGAAAAGTGCGGAAATTCTGAGTCGAGGATACAGCGCTGGAATTTCACGGCAGAGGACTTCGAGAAGTTCAGGAGGCTGAACGAAAGGGCTGGGCAGTGGATGTTTCACGGCGCTGAAGCGAAGGGCGGCTGGGTCAGGGTTTCATTCCGTCAGGACTTCTGCACAAAGACCGACCTGCACTGCATCCCAGAAAAAGTATTACATCACTGCCACATGTTCGTGGATCGGGATGCCGCAACACCCGCTGAGTCCGTAGAATCGACTCCATGGTGGGAATTGACATAAAGCGCAAGCGGCAGAGCATTGAGCACAAGGAGCAGGTGAAGCTGGTCCAGCGGGTGCGGGCGTTCTATCCGGATGTGATCATCGCGGCGATACCGAATGGGGGCGATAGAGCGGCGTCAGAGCGCGTGAGGCTGCATGGTGAGGGGGTACTGGCTGGGATGCCTGATCTGTGCGTCCTGAGGCGTTCTAAGGGCTTTGGTGGGTTGTTCGTGGAGATGAAGACAAAGGTGGGCGTGGTGAGTAAGGTGCAAAGCTGCCTTGCAAGTCAACTAAATGCGGAGGGCTACCTGTGCGTCATCGCACGGTCAGCCGATGAGGGGTTCAAAATCATTGAGGAGTACTTGGGATGAGCGACTCGGAAGTCAGGCTCGTGACGGACATGGCCGATGAGGCCATCGCACGGGCATTCGAGAAGAAGCGCGAAATGTTTGAGGTGGCAGCAGCGGCCAAGGAAGCCAACACCAAGACCAACAAGGCCATACACGCATTCGGCGGAGAGGCAAAGATCTTCGACCTCGTGGCGTCAGGCCAAACCATCGAAAGCCTTTGCGGTACCGTGGGGATAAGCTGTGGCAGCTTCTACGATTGGCTGGAAAAGGTGCCCTCGCGTGCAGAGAGCCTCGCACGCGCCCGTGCGCGAGGTGCGCATAGTTTAGCCGAACAGACCATCAGCATCGCTGACGCTGCGACCCGTGACGATGTGCAGGTGGCCAAGCTGCGCAGCGATAACCGCTGGAGGCTGGCGTCCAAGCTCAACCCAGAGGTGTATGGCGACAAGCAGCAGCCGCTCATCAACATCGACCTGGGCTCGATGGCGCTCGATGCATTGCGTAAGCGCGTCATCGATGTCAATCCCGTAAACGGGCTTGTCAACGACCCAATTGATGAGGGTTAACCCTTAGTTTTGGGGGTCTGAGGCGCCGGTCTGCCCTGGCCGGCGGCTGCCCCCCCCCCGTCCGGCGCTGGCGGCGGGGCGGCTGCTGCTGTACCCCAACACTCATCAAAAAAAATTTTATAAATTTACAAAATAACACTTGCGTCACCCCGTCAACCTGCTACATAATTGCGCTCAGAGTCAATTAATTAACAAGCAAGGCAACGAAATGACGATCTATGGGTATGTGAGGGTATCGACTGCTGAGCAGGTGGACAACACCTCGATGCAGGAGCAGCGGCGGCAGATCAAGGGCAACGCGATGAGCCACGGCCTCGCCATTGACCGCTTCATCGAGGACGGTGGTGTGTCGGGTGCTGACCCCTTCTTCAACCGCCTCAACGCCAACGGCGTGACCCTCAAGGAAGGCGACACCGTGATCGTGGCCAAGCTGGACCGCTTCAGCCGTGATCTGCTGGATGCCCTGCAGTCGATCAAGGCGTGCAAGGAATTGAAGGTCAAGCTCATCATCAACGGCCACGGCGATGTGACTGACGCCAGCAACATCTACGCCCAGCTCATGCTGGAGATCCTGTGCAGCTTCGCCGGCCATGAGCGCAGGGTGCTCAAGGAGCGCCAGAAATTGGGGCAGGCTGCCAAGCGCAAGGCCGGCGGGCACTTGGGTGGCTCGGCCAAGTTCGGGTACGCCATCCAAGGCACCGGACAGTCTGCGACCTTGGTGCCTGTGGCCAACGAGCAGGCTGCGCTGGCGTATGCGAAAGAGATGCGGGCGACTGGCATATCGCTGCGTGCGATATCAAATGTTTTAAAAACCAGCCACGGCGTGATTGTTTCTCACGAAGCGATCCGTAAGGCACTACAAGGAGAAGAGAAATGAAGCTGATGCATGAGTATGTGACGGGACTGTGCCGAGTGCCGCTGGAGTGCTGGTACGAGTGGGAGGGCGCAGAGCCTGCGGTGATTGATGGCGGCGAGATGATTACCCCTGCATTTCCTGAGCAGGTGATATTGGTCGAGGTGTGGGTGAATGGGGCCGATGTGTTTGAGTTAATCAGCGATGACTTAAAAGAGGTCATCGAGATTGCGATTAAGGAGGACATATATCAATGACCCATGGCGGGAAAAGGGTTAATGCTGGACGCCCGAGGGTTAATATATCCAATAGCCGAGTATTAAAGTTATTCGACCAAGGATTAACCCACAGAGAGATTGCAAAGATATTTGAAGTAAGTCACATGACAATTTGTCGAATAATTAAAAGGAGAGATAGTAATGCTTAAAGAAATCTGGAACGAGACGCGGTTGCTGATGAAGTCGGTGACGCCAGCGCAGGCTGTGGCCGGTGAGTTGTTTGAGGCCGAGATGGCGCTGCTGCGTGCGGAGACCGGCGTGGAGTACGCGCAGGCGCTGGTCGCGTACAACAAGAACAGGATTAAGCGGCTGAAGGCTTACGCGGCTGTTGAGGAGAAGACATGATTGAGTTATCCCCAATTAAAGACAGTGGCATTCGAGCGTTCCCTGCTGCTGCCACGAACTTGACCTTTGCTTCATCGGGCATGACCCTACGCGATTACTTTGCGGCCAAGGCGATGCAGGGCGAGCTTATTGGTGGCGTTTGTTTAGATGAATTTCCAGAACATGCTAGTCGTGCTTACATCATGGCAGACGCAATGTTGAAAGCGAGGACAGCATGACCCGCCGCTACTGCGACACGGGCCGCATCGAATGCCCGTGTCTGCCCGAGTGCATCTGGGACTGCAAGTACGACACGGCCACGGTGG